ATTAACACTTTAGGTGGTAATATGTGACCCTTTTGTACTAATTCGGGTGCAGGAATGTTACATAATACTTTACCATAAATGTCCTCATCATTCATTCCTATTTTATATGGAGTTTTAGAATGTTTAGGAGTTGCAGTAAAGAAATAGCATCTTTTTGCATATATTGAATAATATTCAGTAGGCACAACAAAATGTTTTTGAACACTATTATGTGCTTCATCAAAATATATTGTATCTACCTCAATATCAGGAGATTCAGAGATTTTATGTAAAGAATGATATGTTGTGAATATCAATAGATTCTTTATACTATTATGATACCACTCTTCTATCTCTTTTGTTTTAGTTGTGCTTTTGTGATGTGTCTCCCCAGAATGTATGTGAAGTACATCTACATTATCAATTATCTCTAAAAAATCCTCACATAATTGTTGTGCTAATAGTATGCGAGGAGCAACAACTACAATAGTTTTTGATACACTATTCTTTGTAAATTCATGCTCTGCATCTTTAATCATACACATTGTCTTCCCACCACCAGTAGGAACAATGATTTGACCTTTATTCTTTTCACGCAGTGCATCAATTACTGTTGTTTGATGTTCACGAAGTTTAATCATTAAATAACACTCAATACAGTAATTATACCATAGAAATCATTTTAATGCCACTACAGGCGATTCTAGGTATATCATAGGGACAGTTTAGACGTACCAGTTTCTACTATTCTACTCTCCTGTCTTTTTTGAAATCACAATTTGCATACTCTTCAACTTCCTCTACTACATCATCAAAATGATCTTCCCAATAGTTTTGTGCTTCATCAATAAACTCTACATCTGACATTTTCTCATAGTATCTGTCGAGGTCATCCATAACGTATGCAACTAAATCTTTTGTTGACATATTATCAACATATCTCTCTACCATAAAAGATTTTAGTTCTTTGATTAAATTAGGTGTAAATTTAGTTTTGTTCATTAGTCTGCCACCTTGAATTGATAATTTGCATAAAACCATTTATAGTCATCATTCTCAACTTCACCATTACAGATATATTCTTCTCCAATAGCGTTAGCATCTTCAATTTGGTCATTATCTAATAACTGCTTAAATCTGCTAATATAGTGATTACTGAAAACCTCTACATTTTTTGATAAACTACTGTTCATTAGTTCTCCTATAATGATTCTCACTATAAGGACACTTTAGACGTACCAATTATTATACCTTTGGATCGTAATGTGATATTGGTTTCTCTTTTTTATTCCTAATATCTCTCACTAATCTTTCCCCTGCTCTCCTAATCTTTCTTCTCTCATGTGCAGTATATCCACTTGCTTTTTGTGGTTTATATTTGGGATCAACTTTCTTTGCACTCTTCTTTGCTAATAATTTATCTGCTGCTTTCTTTAATTCTCCTCTACCTTTACCACCCGCATTTGCTTTATTTCTTTCTGCTCTTGCTTTCTTCTGCTGATCTCGCATTGATAATCTAGCAGTACCTCTTGCTCTAGTTGGTTGCTGTTCTCTTGATGATCTAGGTTTTTGTTTACCAATATCTTTACGATCTTTATAATCTTTTGCAGGTGCAGTCTTACCACCACCTATTGCTTTAACTCTTCTCTTTTCTGGTGCAGTTTTCTTTCTTGATGCACGAACTCTTCCACCTTCTCCAGGTTTTCTAGTAGCAGTTGTAAGGTCTTTATCATAAACCTCATTAATAAACTGTTGAAAAGATTTCATCTATATGATATACACTATATCTTATTTATCTTTTAATCTTTCTTTGTCTTTCAATATAATTTCTTGCAGATTTCTCATTCCTACAAAACTTGAGTATCTCACCATTATGAACGATTGCCAAAGATTTACCTTTAGATGGAATCGCATAGTATCCATCTTTAGTTGCAAATCCCTTTTCAGTATCTTTATAAAAATTGTAAATTGATAGTAGTTCTTTTTTATCAGTCATTAGCAAATAGTTACTTTTCTTTCATGTAATCTCTTCTGTATCAGTTTACCATATTCTTCATGCAGTTCGCAACCAATATAATCTCTTCCTAACTCTTTTGCTACAAATGCAGTTGTACCTGATCCCATAAAAGGATCAAGAATAATATCATTCTCCTCTGACCCTGCTAATATACAAGGTTTAATTAAATCAGGTGGAAATACAGCAAAATGACTACCTTTATATGGTTTATTAGTTACTTTCCATACACTTCTTTTACGTCTTGTTGGTTCTTTGATAACATCAACATCAAAATAATAGTTTTGATTCTTACTTAATAAGAACAAATATTCATGTGATTTAGTACATCTATCTCTTACACTTTCTGGCATTGGGTTAGGTTTATGCCATATAATATCTTGACGTAGATACCATCCATCTGCTCTTAATGCAAACGCCAACATCCAAGGGATTCCAATTAAATCTTTCTCTTTATATCCTTCTAATTTATTACCTCTTCTTGCACATTTATCAGGTAGATCTTGTTTAGTATTTGATACAGTTTGTTTCACTAATGCTTGTCCTTTTCCAGGTCTATAGTTATAGTAACTATCTCCTATGTTTAACCATAATGTACCATCCTCTGCTAATAGATTACGCACTTCTCGAAATACTTTTACTAGGTTTTCAATATACTCTTCTGGAGATTGTTCTAATCCTATCTGACAATCCTCCCCTCCATAGTTTCTCAAACCATAATAAGGTGGGGATGTAATACAACATCTAGGTTTCTCATCAAATTCTTTAAGTGTTTGAAGACAATCTCCAAATAAAATAGTATCCCTCATAATTTTGTAATATCAACTGGAAGTGATGATAATCTATCTTGTGCAATATTAAAATATTCACTATCTCTTTCAATACCAATAAACTTTCTATTAGTATTATTAGATGCAACACCAGTAGTTCCTGACCCCATACAAGGATCAAGAATAGTATCACCCTCATTTGAATATGTTTTAATTAAATATTCAAATAGTGCGATAGGTTTTTGTGTTGGATGTAATTTACCCTCACCTTCTGCTGTCTTAAAATATAATACACTACGAGGATACCTCTTCCCTTCAGTATCTTTTACATGAACTGCTTTAGTTTGTTTTCCGTATGCTTCAGTATCTCTAACTGCTTTACCTTTATCATAAGGAACACCAGTTGTAAATTGTGGATTATATGTAGTCTGTTTCTTATAAAATACCACAATATCTTCATGTGCTTTTAATGGTTGTTTCTTTGCATTAAGATAACCACTTGCTTTTGATTTCTCCCAAACTAATGTATATTTAAAATCTCTATAGTTAGATGATATTAGTTTACTAGTAAATGGTTGTGCTGCTGTGGATATAATAGCAGTATTTGGTTTACATATTCTATCAACTTGTTTCCAGAATCTAGAATAATCTATAATAGTATCCCACTCATTTCTTTTGTTAAGTGTACCATAAGGAAAATCTGTCAACAATAAATCAATACTTTGGTCTTCAATTCTCCAAAGAATGTTAAACATATCATCATTATATAAATTCATCAGTTATGTAACCATTGTATAAACTCATTATACACCTTATTATCAAGATTGAAATCTTCTCTATACTTTTCTTTATAAATTGGTCTTGATGATGATCTCTTTCTTTGGGGATTAACAAAGAATATCTTTACATCCTTACCTGTAATCTTCTTAAAAAATGCAGGATAATAGGCAAAAGGTGCATCACCACAAGCATTTTGTCCTGCAAATATAGCATACTCTACATTATTAGGAACATCAGGAGATTGATCTAACTCTATAAAATCAAGTATTGCACGTTTAAGATAACAAGCATCCAAATATGTCTTTGATTCGATTGCTTTAGTCATCTTACCATTTTTATAAACGTGCCAATCAACTTGTAAATTCTTTAAACTATATCCATTTACCTCTTCTGTTTTAACGTAGTCATTCTTCTTTGCATCTAACTCTAACTTATCACAAGTTCTCTTAATTAGATTCTCATATACAAGTCCTGACGCATTTCTAGCATTACCACCACCACCTTGATGATGTATTTCTGGAAGTGCATCAACTTCTTTATTATATTGTTCAACAATAGTTGTCATCATAAAAAAATCTATCTCACCATAGGGACACTTTAGACGTAC